CTTCCACATTTCGACCCTTTCGTCGAAACTATAAGTAACAGCGGGGGGAGCAAACTCAAGTACATTTTTACACAACTCCTTCATTAAGGGTTGGTCTTTTTCGTACTGATCTCTACCATGAGCAAATAACTCATGCATGTACGTTTGCACACATGAAACTGCTACTTCCTTTTGCGTCTCTGAGCTTGACCTAAGATTCGCCAATAATGGCTTAAACATTGAATCTCTTGACAACGCTCCTATCCGGCAGTCTATTTCTGGTATGTAACTAGATTTGCGTTTAAGAAAATCAGCGTTTTCAACATCCAAATCGAAATATTCATCCTCAGATTTATTAGGATCGGTTATTTTCATGCCATGTTTAGCAAGGAATGCCTTGAAAACCGAAAAATTAAAACGTTCTCGAAATTCCTTAGCGACACTCCCTTTGAAATCGTCACCATATGTCATGGCGGCTACAGCGCTCCTAAAATCATTTTCTTCAGGACACGCATCAAAGAATCCCATGCGCACATACAAAGAATTGGCAACACTATTTATATTAACAGTGATATTATTTCCTGATGTGTTCATGTTATAGGCCATGATCATAGTTCCATTGTAGTCTATTAATGGATGAATGATATCAGCGACCATTATGTTCATCATTTTCAAATCATGGGGGGTATAATCGCAAACTTCTGCTATATCTATAAAAGACTGCAGAACTGCGTAAGTCATCTGAGAATTCATCCGAACATCATATTTCGAATAATCCCAAGCAACAACCCTTCCATCGTCCGCAAATTTCTCAGCGTGTGACATCAAAGCATCCCATTGAGGGGAAAAAGCATTGATACCAACAGCCGCTTCAGAAAGCTCAGGACATAATGACAAAACTCTGGCAATAGGCAAAAACCATCTTCTAATAGCAAAACTAAGAGAAATAGCTACAGCTTGGAAAACTCTAACCTTGTCTGAATCAAACTTGGTAGGTTCGTCTTTCAATGCCGCAGTACAAACAGGGTAAGCTCGCTCTCCTCGTTCCCAACACGCCAAACATCGGTTATATTCCGCGACTATATCCGGAGAGGGAATTCGATCTATCACCACACCATCCTTATCTTTAATCTCAGTAAAATAGCGACTCTTTGGACCAAATATTGGGTAACCTATACTAGTGGTCATCACTAAAGCATCAATAAAACGCTTACCAGGTATCCCCATGATAATCTCCTTCATACTCAATGGTCGGACACTATCTTTGGCATTTATATCTGCAGCAAATTTCAAAATTGGATTGATCCAGTCTCTCCTTGCTTTGAGCAGCTTCGAAGGGACGAATATATCCGAAGGATTGATAATATGCTCGAGTGTAGCATTGAAGGCAGCCCAATTAGGTTTTAATTTAGGCTCTCC